AGCTTCTTGTTTTTGCCCTCGCCATAGACCACATCGTACTCCTCGATCACCTTGGGGCGCAGGTCAGGGTATTGGAGGCGGTCTTGCCAGCAGTCGATCACCATGGCCGACATTGGCCCGTCAAGTGGCTTGAACACACCGAAAGTGATGGAGGCCGTGGGATCGTTGACAGTCTTCTCCGAGCTCGCACAGTCATAACTCTGCAAGATGTACTCAAACTTGGGGAACTCCTTGTTTGGCGGCCACAGCTTGAACATCTCACGCTTGACGATACCCGACTCTTCGGGGTCGATCAGCTCAGCATGAATCTCCTGGCGGCCGATCTTTGTACCCTCATAGGCAAGGATCTGCTTTTGAAAGCTTGGCGCAAGGTTGGCTAGGTTCACATAGGTCGAGGCGGTAGTGATGGCGACATCATCACCCTCTCTGCCCACTAGCTCCACAATCAAGTCCTTGGGTCTCGGTGTAGTGGTAGCGATCACCTGAGTCCTGCCATCAGCCTTCTTAAGACGCACAGCGAACTGAATGTTGTACCAAGCCTCATCAAGGTAGTCCCAAGCGGCCAACTCATCAAGCCAAGCCCCATGGTATTGGCCTCCACGGAAGCGATCAGGCTCTGAGGCTGAGATGCCCTTGATCAGGCTTCCATTGACCAAGGTGATCTCATGCAAGGCTTTGTTGTAGTCTTGGATCAGTATCTCAGGGATCACAGCGATAAGCCCTGACTCGCCCTCAAAGCAAGTTCCCCTGACATCCATTGATGTAGGAGCGGATACTAACCACCGAGTACCAGGGTTCTCCCAAGCCCACCACCAAAGCTGTTCTGCTGCGGTTCGGGTCTTGCCAGCTCCACGGCCAGCGAGCATGAGCCAAATACTCCACCACTCGCCTTGGGGTAGCTTTTGATGATTGAATGCCCCTGAGAGCCATTTGATGCGAGTGGCATAGGCTGCACCATGGTACGGCCCAAGCTTGCGCTGAAGTTCCTGGTCTTGCAGGATATCTAGTACTTCTTGCTCAATGACAGCGGTCATTCGGCAATCCGGATCAACTCGAGTCGCTTGACAGCCACATCCATCATGTCCCTGACAGTCACATCAATGACCGATGGATCGACGGCCTCTTCCACTTGCTTATGCTCACCATACTTCTTGGGAGCCATCCGAGCGGCAGTCCACTTGCGAGTATCAACCCGAAGCTTCATCCAAGCCACATAGGTAGAGTCAAACTTGACCTCAATCTGCTCGCCATTCTTGCCAGTCACATAGCTAAGCTCAGGCGGTTGATCAACAATGTCAATCAATTGATCGAACTGAGTCTCAGCTTGAATTTCCCGTGCGCGTGTGTATTGTTCTAGGAAGTCAGGCTTGCGAGACAACCAAGTCATCACAGTCGCCAAGCTTGGGATGTGATCATCTAAGCAGATCTTTCTTAAGCTCTCTCCTAATCCTAGCCTTACGCATATCTCGTTAGCTATCTCTTCAGAGTACTTGGATGGTCTGCCCATCTTTGTCTCTTCTTTCTTTTGCGGCTCACCTGTCACATCTGCGACATCATCGCTGGGAAGACTCTTTGGTTTCTTTGCCATTGCTGAACTCCTTTAACCCAAAGTTTAACGCACCTTTTCGTTTGTATGCAATGCTTTAGTCTTTTAACCCTCTCATGATTCTTCTGTCCATGTCTTTGATGGTTAGCTTGAACTCTTTGTTTTGTTTCTCAAGGTTTGCGGATTTTGTTGTTGCGTGTTTCAGCTTTGACTCTAGCTCTTGGACTTTGGTCTGTAGTTCTGTGATGGCTTTGTTTGCCAGTTCAGGGTTTTGTTTTATCCACTTTGGCGACCAAATCTCCTCTGTCATGTCTTCATTCCCCTAACAAATGCCGCAAAGCTTGCCGAAGTATCTCCACCATTGAGCATCTTGTCGATCTCAAGTGCTACCTCTTCCAAGACCTGATTGCGTTGGGATGGAGATACAAAAATGTCAAAGTGGTAGGGTTGCCCTGTCTTTATGGCGTTTTCATGCTCTATGCGGGAAAACTCATCATCTTCATCGGTGTGGATCATATGTTCTTCTCCTTGAGTTTGGCTTCAATGGCTCGGTAGATGTCTTCAGTTTTGTATGTGCCCATCAATCGCACTTTAATTTCATGGTGCAACTCCGTTATCTCCTCATCCGTCAGACCCACCCAAGGGCGAACATACTCCTGAATGTCATCATCATCCATTTCTTTTCTCCTTGATTGCGGCATCTATCCTCTTACCAATCCATGCAACTACAGGCACGGCCCAGGAATTACCCAAAGCCTTGTACCTTGGCCCATCAGGGGACTCGGCTGCCTTACGCCATGGGATGTTTGTGTAACCATCGGGAAAGCCCTGGAGACGTTCGCACTCTACAGGGGTGAGTCTGCGTACGGCCATAGCTGTCTCATAGACTGCGGCCACTTGGTTTGTCACCTCTGTTGATTGCGGTGATCGGCTTGGGTCATTGGATGCCGTGAGAGTGGGTGCTACTGATACCGCAGGCACATGACCACCACCAGCGCCCATGGCACTTGTTAGGGTTGGAGTTTGGTCAATACTGACTCCCGCATTTGGATGCTGTCCACCTATGCATACAGGAATCTCATGAGCAACCGCATGACTATGTCCCTTAGTGAGGGTGTAGCTTGGCGCACCAGGAACAAAGTCCCCCATGCTGTGATTCTCATTGTCTCGCCCTAAGTGGTTCATGCTATCGATTGGGATAGGCTGCATGATGACAGGCTCATGGCCATGGGTTTCTCTTCGCAATGTGCCTACTGTGCCATCAGTTTGAACATTCATCACGCTTCCACCTTGATCCATCAGAACTACAGGTTGAGTCACATAGCATTGTTGCTTTGCACCCGGCTCTGCGGTCAATGCTCCCACATGAGAGCCATCTCCACCCATCAGGCGAACCTCATCTCGGCTATTCTGCACAAATGCCAATGGTTGAGCTACCGCTAGCTGATTGTCGCCAGCTTCCGCCCTAAGTGCAGGTGCAAGCCCGGGTTCTGCATCACCATAGCCAAGTCTTTTCAGCTTTCCTGGCTCAAATGCTATGGGCTGAGCTATGGCAATACTTGCCTGACCACCGCTTGATCCGCATCCAAGGCCATGAGTTGTGCCATCTGTGCTTGTTATAGGGTCTTGTGTAGGGTGAAAGGCGATTGGCTGAAGGATGGCCGCACCGCCTTGATGCATAGCAGGATTACTGCCTGATGCATCAATTGTTTTTGAGATGTAAGCATCAGTTACATGAATATCGTCTTTTAATGCACCCTTGCCAGGCGCTATGTTGTAAGCGACAGCATGATGATCGCCTTTGGTTAATGTGTTCATTGGGTCACCGGGTTGTCCAATCCCAAGTCCATTACCTTTTCCCATAGTCTTTTCCCCATTTTTGCCTGCATGGCGCGTTGCTTGATCGTGGATCGGTATTGGTTGCATGATGGCGATTCCGCCTTGGTTCTTGCTTGGGTTTGGGTCAAAGGTGTCTACTGTCTTGGACAGATCGACCTCTCGGCATCCGCTGTGGGGGTTGCTAGACTTCATGCTGTTGCTTGCCAAGCTGTCAAACGAATAGGCCACAGGCTGAGCCAAAAAAGTCTCGCTCCCTCCGCCAGCTACACCGCCCGAAGCCTTGATAGTTCCGCTCACATTGTCCTCTCGGTATTGAGCAAGGCTGCTTTCATAGAATGACTTGATGGGCAATAAGTGACCACTCGCTATCGTCTGATGGCTCATCTTGTTGCCACCACACTCGGTATCCAAAGCCCCGACAACCTCTTGGATGTCTGTCGGCTGCGTGACCATAGGTGCATTGCCTCCGCCTGTACCCCATCTTGATGTCACAGTAGAGCAGACCTCGCCCATGTCCTTGACTCGGCTATCGGCAGGGTGGTTCTCATACACCGCAGGGATCATCTTGGCTGAAATCTTGTTCATGCCATCAGTCCCCGCATCTTTGTAGTCCCTTGCTGAGAGTGGACCTGATAGCTCTACTCCGCAGTCATTTCTTCCTTGAAGTCCACCGCTACTGACTCGAGAGCTGTCTTGAGCGCTGGAGGGAGCTCTTTGCCCCGTTTGTCTGCTCGGCGCAGTATCCCTGCGCACGCTCTCGAACTCAAAAAGAATCTCTGCGGGATCAATGTCGTCTCTAGCACTTGCGATAACGAACACACGGCGGCGTCGTTGGGCCACTCCGAAATATTGGGCGTCGAGGACTCGCCACGCGACTGCTCTTTGGGGGCCATACACACAACCTGCGTTCGACCATTTGTCCCCTGGTGGGATGATCGGATCATTTTCCCCGGCAAGTGCGCCAAGAAAGCACCCGAATGCATTGTCTTTTGTGTTAAGGACTCCTGGGACGTTCTCCCAGAAGATGATTGCTGGAGCATCTCGTCGAAGAGATCGAACATGGTCAATTGCATTTGCTATCCCTACAAAGGTGAGTGAAAGATTACCCCTAGCATCATCTAGAGAGTTACGAAGACCCGCCACCGAAAAGGCTTGACAGGGTGTACCACCACAAAACAGGTCAGGTGCTTCTACCTCGCCTTGCAGAATCTTTTCGGGCAACAAGGTCATATCCCCATGGTTTGGCACATCAGGGTAGTGGTGCTTGAGTACCGCACAAGGGAACGGCTCAATCTCGGACAACCAAGCTGCCTCCCATCCAAGTGGATGCCAAGCAACCGATGCGGCCTCAATGCCAGAGCAAACTGATCCGAATCTCATATGCTTTTTCCTTCAGGTCTTGGACAATCAGAGGGAGGGACAACCGCACACCAAATGGCTTTGTACTGCCCTCGAGGTGCGACTTCCCATCGGTCAATGTAAACATCAGGCATGTTCTTTAAAACTTTCCTGACATTGGTTTTGGGTCTACCCAGCAAGTCAGACAAGTCTTCCAATGTCATGCCATCAGGTACGCCTCGGAGTGCGACACGCACACTCTTGATCACAGCCATGCTCATGAAGCCCCTTTTTCGGGCTTTTGAGCCGACTTTTGATCTCGTTGAGGGTCAAGGTGCTTGATGAGCTGTTCGAGGTTTATAGGGGCTATTTTCTCAAGCCGCTCAATTTCATTCAAAACGCAGTCCACGCCAGCGTTGAACCCTTTGATGTAGTCACTCATTTTGGTCTCGCTCATAAAACTTCGTGGATGTCTTCACACCAAACTTCTGTGATGTCATCAGAAACCTTGTCCATGACCAAGTCAATGGCTTGATCAGGGCTTTCGGCCTCCATCTTGTGTTCGGAGGTGTGGTTCTTGATGCCTTTGATCTTGACTGTGTAAATCATGCTGTCACCTCTTTAGCGAGGATGGATTGCAGACCAGCTAACACTTGCTCAGCCTCTGAGCGGGTCAGAGTGGTACTCATGGATGCTTGGCGGCCTTGGAGGTACAACCACACACCGCCATCATCCCACTCGCACAGGTTCACACGAACATTGTTTTCTGTGTTGATAGTGATATCGACTTCTTCTTTCATGATGTTTGTCCTTAGATGAGCCAAATGTAAATGCCAGTAGCATGGGGGTACTGAGCCAAAATTTGTTTTTCAAGTTCATAGCGACCAACAGCCCAAATTGCATCTGCATGTTGCTTGTGGTCAGCGAAGAAGTTAATGCCAAAATACTTCATGTCACTCTCCCACGTATTCTTTGGATTCTGCAATCAAACGCTGTTGCTCTTGTTTGGTTTCCTCTGACAAGCGAGCAAACTCATCAGTTGGCACATCAAAGGTAATGTCTTTGCCTTGAGCATCGAAGATGAATATTTCATAAACTTCCGCAGAGCTATGGTCATGCGGATAGTTGTTTTCTTCGGGGTAGTAGTCATATGCGACTGTCACATCTTGAACTGTCTCGCCATCATCAAACGAAACAACATTCTTGTAGTTGTGTGCAAAGTCAGAGATTTTGTTGGTGTGTGTCATGTTTAGGTCTTTCAAGTAACCGCCTTATTGGCGTGAATGAATTGTAACACAAAGTTAAAAGGGGCTGTCAACCCCTTTTGTAAATTATTTTGTAGGGGTGACACGGATGTCGGCACGATTCTCTTTGCGGAAAGTGTTGAGGACATCGTCTTGGATGCCATAAGCCACGCAAAGCTTTTTGTAGTCCACAGTACCTGAGACCTCGACCATCTTGACAGTCACGCTGTGGAGTTCGCCTTTGTGTTCGCCTTCGCCATACTTGTTGGCAATGGCATCTTTCAGGGATTTGATTTGCTCAGCCAATGCTTTGGCTTGCTGGTCGAGTACATACAGGGCATCAATGTCAGAAGTGATTGTGGCGATCAGGGCTTCTGTTTGGATTTGTGTTGCTGTGGTCATGATGTTTGTCTTTCAAGTAACCTGCTTATTGCAGTGATTGCATCTTAACATGAAGTTAAAACCATTTGGCAATCTTTTTATAAATATTTTTATTAGGACAAACCCTACCTCCGCATCAATAGCTCCATCACCCTCTGAATTGTGACATTCAGGGCATCAATCTCCTCCATCTTGGCTATGGCCCAGGCGCGTCTCTCGCCATGCCAGCCCATCTTGCTGCCTTGGTGACAGGACTTACAGAGGGCGACCACGGTGTACTGCCTGTGCTGTTTGACATGATGGGCATC